CCAGAATAAACACAGTCTAGGAGGGGAAAACGATGACTGAAGAGTTGAAAGGTACGACAGACAAGAAGCAGATGGTCGACATCGAAGGAAAGCAATACGCTGTCGATGATCTGTCGAACGATGCAAAACGCTATTTTAACCAGGTTGTGCGCAGCAACGATGAAATAGCAAACGCAAACATGTTGCTGGAGAGGGCAACGGTGACGCGCGAAGCGTTTTTGGAACGACTGAAAAAAGAGTTGGGCGATGGATAAAAGAACAGTGGCATCCGCGCATGAGCGCATAGACGGGCTGGAAAAGGAGGTGGTCGAAATCAAGACCGAAATGAAAATCCAGTTCAAGGATTTGTTTAATCGCGTCAAGCGAATGGAAAGCATCATGCTTGCAGCCACGGGATCAATAATAGGCTTGCTTGTGATGGTGCTAATGAAAATGAGTTGACCTATGGACCCCGTAAGCTGCGTTGCATTAGCTACAGGCGCGTACAAAACGCTGAAAGCTGCGATCAGCACGGGCAAAGACATCCAAGAAATGGGCAACACGATTGCGACTTGGGGGCAAGCGTTTTCAGATTTTAACAGGCTAGAGGAGAGACAAAAAAACCCGCCTTGGTGGCAAAAGACGTTCAAAGGTTCTGACGAAGAAGAAGCAATCTTGATTTGGAACCAACGCCGTAAAATGGACGAAATGCGAAAAGAAATTAAGGATCATATTTCTTTTGTATACGGGCCATCGGCATGGGACGAAATTTTGCGAATTGAAGCCGAGCAAAGACGTAAGCGCAAAGAAGAGGCATACAGAAAACAAGAGTTTATCGACAACCTGGTGAACTGGATTTGTGGCTTAATTTTATTCGCGATAGGCGTTGCGTGTTTGACTTTTATAATTTGGATGGTTGGACGGGGCAGAGGTGATTGGTGATGTTGTACGTTCTTGTTTTTATTCAATACATTCCGTCGGCTACGTTGAGGTATTATCAAATAGGAGATGTACACGCGACGTTAGAGGAATGTGAACAAGAGCGAAGAAAAGCAACAGAGGGTTTGGTAGTCCACAATAGTCAGACGGTAGCCTGTCTTGAAGTTAGTCGAACGTAAAAATGGAAAATGGGTTTTATACGATAAAAACGGAAAGGTCATAATAATCACGCGAGATAAGCGAGTTTTGGAGGGTGTAGCAAATGGTAGACGAGTACGATCTAAACAAGAACGGAACGCTAGAAGATGATGAAAGAGCAATTATGCTCGAAGATCGGAGGCGACGAATGGAAGATGCCGACCATAAGCGTGATGCCCAGCTGCGGATGACATGGTTCGCTCTTGTTGGTTTGTTAGTTTACCCTATCGGGATCGTGTTGGGTGATGTCATTGGATACGAAACAACTGGTCAACTTTTAGCAGACATAGCCCCGACTTACTTCATCGCCATATCTGGCCTTGTTGCTGCGTTTTTTGGTTTCTCGGCAATGGGGAGTAAGAAATGATACAAGCGTTAATAGGGCCATTAACTGAACTAGCTGGGGGCTGGTTAAAGGGGAAAGCGGATGCAAACGCAGCTGCGGCAAAGTTGAAGCTGACAGAGGCCGAGGCGAAAGCAAAAATTCTTTTGTCAGAAAAAACAAGCACCGCCGATTGGGAACGCATAATGGCGGAAGGTACGCAGTCTTCGATTAAAGACGAGGTGGTTACTTTTGCTGTGCTGATACCAGTAATTTTATGCTTCATACCTGGCATGGAAGATACCGTTAAAAACGGTTTTGATCGGCTTGCGGAACTTCCCGAATGGTACACTTGGCTTGTTTTCACAGTTTGCACGGCTGCTGTCGGCATTCGTGGTGGCAAACAATTCTTTGGAGGTAAAAAATGAGAGAAAACTATGACTCATTCTTTGATGAACTAATCCGTCACGAAGGTGGTTTTACCGACGATCCTCACGATCCTGGCAATCAACGTGGCGACGGTCACGGCAACAAAGGATCAACAAACTTAGGCGTCACAGCGCAAGTTTGGGCAGAGTACACAGGCAAACCAGCACCAATCGAAGTAATGAAGCAGCTGACGCGCGATGACGTCAAAGAAATGTACCGTGAAAAATACTGGGATGCGGTATGCGGCGATCATCTGCCGTCGGGTGTCGATGTGTCTGTTGCCGATTTTGGCGTAAACGCTGGGCCAGGACGCGCAGCCAAACGACTTCAACGTGTTGTTGCTGCAAAACAAGATGGCGCAATCGGGCCACGAACACTGGCGTTAGTGCATGACATGGAACCTGTAGATATTCTGCACAAATACGCTGACATACGAGAAGGCTACTATCGCAGCCTTAAAACGTTTGATCGATATGGGCGTGGATGGCTACGACGCAACAAGGAAGTGCTAGAAAAAGCGCTAAAGATGGCTGAATGAGTAACGCAAAGGTACTTAACGATCTGGATAAAAAGATTGCTGCGGCAAAGCGGCAGAAGTTGGCTGTTGAATGCCGAACTTCGTTTATCGACTTCGTTAAATACACCATGCCTGATGCAGATGACCCAGAAGACATCGATCAAAGCATGTTCAAGGACGCCAAACACCATAGAGCGCTGGCAAAGGTGCTAGAAAAGGTCGAAAAAGGCCACATTCCACGCCTAATTGTGTCTATGCCGCCTCGACACGGCAAATCTGAACTGATTTCGCGTCGTTTTGTGCCTTGGTTGCAAGGTCGTGACCCGTATCGCAACGTAATTTTTGCTACATACAACGAAGACTTTGCCAAAGATTTTGGTGCTGACGTTCGCAACATCATGTCGCTGCCTCAGTACAAGCATGTTTTCCCAAATTTTGGGTTGCGCAAGGGTGGTGCCAGTAAATCCCGCATCCAGACATCATCTGGCGGCATGTCAGTGTTCGTAGGACGCGGTGGATCAATCACTGGTCGCGGTGGCGACTTTGTTATCCTCGATGACCCGATCAAAGACAGCATCGAAGCAAACAGCCCAACATTACGCGAACAGCTGTGGCAATGGTTCACACAGGTTTTGATGACACGCTTGATGACAGCATCTGCATCCATCGTGATTGTGCAAACGCGTTGGCATGAAGACGATTTGATCGGACGTCTGACTGACCCGACTAATCCACACTACAGCCCAGAAGAAGCAGCAAAGTGGAAAATCATAAACTTGCCAGCGTTGGCAGAAGAAAACGATCCATTGGGACGCAAAGAGGGCGAACTGTTGTGGCCCGAACGGTTCGATATGGAGTTTATGGAAGCGCAGCGGCGTCTGGATTCACGCGGGTTTAGCGCTTTGTACCAAGGTAGGCCGACGCCAGAAGACGGTGATTTGTTCCGTCGAGAGAACATTAAATACTTTAATCGCAAAGACATACCAGAAGACATGCGTATTTATGCTGCGTCTGACCACGCTGTTGGCGTGGACAAGACGCGCAACGACGCAACGTGTTTACTTATTGTGGGTGTTGATAAGAACGACGACATCTATTTGCTGGACGCATGGTGGGAGAAGCAGCCGACAGATAAGGTTGTAAACGCCATGCTCGATCTGATGAAGCGTTGGAAGCCGCTTATATGGTGGGCGGAGAAGGGGCATATCTCGAAAGCGATTGGCCCGTTCTTGCGCAAACGTATGGGCGAAGAAAAGATTTACTGCCGTATCGAAGAAGTGACGCCAGTTGCAAACAAGGTGCAGCGCGCGCAGTCAATACTGGGTCGTATGGCAATGAACAAAGTGCTGTTCCCGAAACAATCTGTCTGGACGCAAAAGGCTACAGACGAACTTTTGAAGTTTCCAAATGGTCGAAATGACGACTTTGTGGACACTCTGGCGTGGATTGGTATGGGCTTGTCTCGACTAACCACACCTGGTGGTGGTATCATAAAGGCAGATACAAGGCCAAAAGTTGGAACGCTTGCTTGGGTTAAGTGGGATTCCGCACAGCGCAAGAAAGAACAACTAATACATAATAAAACTGGTGGTTGGTGATGCACGAAGAAATGACGATAGTTACGACAGACGTTGAACGTCCAGAGCCAACAGAACGGCGTAAGGCGCTGGTCAAGCAGTGGCTGGCTAAAGTCAAACACGCGAAAAACTTCCACGAAAAAGCATTCAAGCAAATGCGCAAAGACATGGATGCTGCGTTAAATGGCTATGACGATGAACATTGGAGTGGCGATCAATACGTCGCAAACATATTACAGCGTCACGTTCAACAGCGCACAGCTGCGTTGTATGCGAAAAACCCTAAAGCTGTCGCCAAGCGTCGTAGTCGCATGGAATACGAATTTTGGGATGGGG